GGATGGAAATTTGACATCAAAACCTATCCTAAAACGCGAGTTTCCTAATGCTCCATATAGCTACCCAAACTTTCCCAAAGGACCAAAGATCTATGGATACTAAAGAACTTAAGTCACTTAAGATCTACAAGGATTATGTAGATAATTATGGTCAATATCTTGTAGATGCTCAGGTATCCTTAGAGGCGCAAAGCCGTAACATCGGATACCAACGATACATCAAGAACCACGACCGTCTCCAAGAGGCTGGTGAGTTTGGGCAATCTCCAGTTGGTACGTCAGTAGTAAACACCTTCGACCGTCTCGTGGAAGATGAGCTACGAGGCTGGATGGAGAGAGCTGATCGTCCCGGTCGTCGTCACGTCGCCCTGTCGATGTGTAAGGACGGAGACCTTGATGTCGAGACTATAGCCTTCCTTGGCACCAAAGCCATCGTAAACACTGTAGGTCTCCGCAAGAGGGACGACCGTATCACAAGAACGAGCGTTGCCTTTGCCATCGCTGAACGTGTTCATGACGAACTGCGGCTTCGTTGGTTCAGGGACAACAAGTTCATGATGTTGCGTCGGCTCACTCGAATGGCGAAGGAACGTGCGCTGCCACGCTGGAGGTTCAAGGACCTAATCCAGTCGCAATTCCGTAGAGAACAACTCGTATGGCGTCACAAGAATTGGACAACAGATCGCTCGCTTAAGTTTGGTCTAATGTTCCTTGAGTGTTTCCAGAATGCGACAGGGCTGCTCGAGATCGCTGATCGGTTTGACCAACGGAAAGAGAAGGTTGTCTATGCTACGGACGCCTTAATTGCACAGGTCACCCAGCGCATTGAGAACAACGCCCTCCGCGAGAACTACTGGATGCCAATGGTTGTCCCTCCACTGCCTTGGTCGAAAGAACATCTCATTGGGGGTCCATACCTAACCAACCACATTACCCCATACCCAGTGGTGAAACGGGCGAAGCGAGGTTATCTGTACGACTCTGGTCACTCCGATTTCCAAGACATCCTCAGAGCGGTGAATGCCGTTCAAGAAACCCCTTGGCACGTCAATAGTTGGGTTCTCGAAGCTGCTCTTTGGGCTTTCGACCGTGATGAAGATCTTGCAGGTCTCCCTCGGTCTGGAGATCGTCCCGTTCCTCCGATTACCCCTGAGGCAGAGAAAGATCCAGAGGGCGAGGGTGGTAAAGCCTACCGTCGAGCTTGTTGGGAGACCCATCAGGCCAATCGCAAGGCTCGGTCAGAGAGATATCAGGTGTTGCGAGCCTTCCGCATGGCTGAAGAATACTCCGAGTTCGACAAGATTTGGTATGCTTGGGATATGGATAGCCGGGGCCGTATGTACCCAAAGACAAGTGCGCTGAACCCACAAGGGGGCGACCTGCACAAGGGCATCTTGGAGTTTGGCACGGCCACTCCAATCCTCTCTGAGGAACAGGTCGCTTGGATCTACATCCACACGGCGAACTGCGCTGGGCAAGACAAGCTCTCTATGGAAGACAGGATCAAGTGGGTTGAAGACAACCTCGAACGCATCCTTGCGACTGGAGAAGATTACCGTGCCGATCTTTGGTGGGCTACGGATCTTGCGGACGAGGAGCCTTGGCAGTTCCTCCGTGCCTGTCGTGAGATCTACTTGCTCCACGAACACGGTGGCGAGGGCTTCATGACCACGCTGCCCGTTGCTGTGGACGCTACCTGTTCAGGTCTCCAGCATTACTCCGCGATGACCAGAGATCGTAAGGGAGCTGAGAGCGTGAACCTTTGCGCTCTTGATGAACGTCGGGACATCTACGGAGAGGTGGCAGAGTTGACCCGGGAGAAGTTCGAGGAGATGTCGAAAGGCGAGGGCGAAGAGGCTGATATGGCCTTGGCTGCTCTGGACTTCGGGATCACTCGGTCGATCTGTAAACGTCCAACAATGATCCAGCCGTACTCTGGCACCCTTCGGGCCTGTGATGAGTACACCGACGACTTTGTGCGAGAGGCTATGGAAGCTGGAACCCCAGCGCCTTGGCACAATCGTACCCAGTTCTCTCGGTTTGTGTCGAAGCACATCTGGGCGTCGATTGCAGAGATCGTCGTGAAGGCACGAGAGGCTATGGACTATTTGACCAAGTGTGCATCAGCGTCCGTCAAGGCCGACCGTACCGCTCCTGTGCAGTGGCGGACCCCGGATGGCTTTGTCGTACAAGTTGATGAGCCTGAGGCAGTAGAGAACAAGGTCACAACAACTCTGGACGGACGGAGACTACAGGTCCGTTATCGACTTCCGGGCGCAAGACAGGATATCCGGGCCATGAGGAACGCCACAGCACCAAACTTCGTTCACTCGATGGATGCGTGTCACGCTCGTATGACTGTTTGCGATTTCCTTGATTTGTCCCACGACTGGAAAGGATACCAACCGTCATTTGCAATGGTACACGATAGCTTCGCAGTTCACGCAAGCGTCATGCCTCTATTTGCCAAGACGATCCGTTCATCCTTCAGGAGAATGTATGAGCAGAATGATGTTCTGGAACAATTTGCCACCACAGTTAAAGAGGTCATAGGAGACCATGCAAACCTCCCAGAACTCCCTAACTACGGCACCTACGAGCTGCCAGAGGTGGAGGAGTCTGTCTTCTTTTTCTCCTAATAGTCCCACAAATCAGACCAACTGAGCAAATGCTCCATATAGCTACCGAAACTTTCAGAAATTAGGAAAAACTATGGCTAGCACCATGAAAATCACTCTTCCAAAAGGGCTTGCAGTACACCCACACCTGTCGGCTCCGGATTACAAATACGACACCAACGGGGTCTATCAGTCGCGACTTCGTGTGCCTGTTGAGGCAGCGAAACCAGTGATGGACAAGATCGCCAGCTACTTTGAGAACTACGCTGGCAAGAAGTTGACACCGAAAGAAAACACGGTGTTCGAGCTAGAGGAGGACGACACTGGTGAGCGCACTGGCAATGTCCTCTTCAAGGTAAAGGCCGCTAACAAGGTCAACCGCAACGGCGAGCTTTGGGATCGTAAGCCTCGTTTGGTTGATGCGTCAGGCCAGCCAACAAAGGCCAACATCGGCGCAGGTTCAACCATCCGTATTGGCTGTGAGATTTACGCTTGGACAAACTCTTCTGGCAAGAAGGGCGTAAGTCTCCAGCCTCAGATCGTTCAGGTGATTGATCTTGTTGAGCCTAGCAGCTCTGTGTCGCTCGAAGAATTCGGGATCGAAGCAGAGGATGGCTACTCAGCATCGAATGACTCTCTTGACGATGCGTTCATGGACGCTCCGGATATCATGGAGACTGACGACCACGATGACTTCTAGACCTCCCAAGGATAGGGGGATCGCTGAAGGTTATCGAAGCGGCTTAGAAGAGAAGGTAGCGGGGTTTCTAAGGAAGTCCCGCATTCCCTACGAATACGAGCCTCTCAAGGTTCCTTTCGTACAGCCAGCGAAGCCGAGGAAGTACACCCCCGACTTCATACTGCCCAACGGAATAGTAATAGAAACCAAAGGCCGCTGGGTGACTTCAGACCGCCAGAAATTTTTGATGCTGCGGGACAGTCAGCCCCATCTCGATATTCGATTCGTATTCTCGAACCCCCGATCAAAAATCGGCAAGACATCCAAGACTACCTACGCCATGTGGTGTGACAAAAACGGTTTTCTTTGGCACGGATACTCCGACAAAGAGCCAATCCCTCGGTCATGGCTGGAGGAGCCTCCCCGTGATCTCAAAATCCTTTAAGTGGACGCGGGACAGGCCAACAACTGATGCCATAATCGTTCACTCAGTAACTAGAGCCGAGACCTCACACGATCTCGACATCCTCCATCGACGCTCCGGATACCATTGCTGTGGTTTCCACTACTGCATTGATGCGGAGGGACCCTCAGTCACTCGACATCCAGACACCATCGGCCATCACCTAGCAGGTTGGGATGCGCACAGCATTGCTGTTGCTTTGGTTGGTTGGGATGGAAAGACCCCGCTTCCCGCAGACCAAGAAGCCTACGCTCACGATCTGCTCGACAGCCTCTATCACCACTATCACGTCACTGCGGTCGCTGCCCCGACACTTCTTGGAATCGAGGGCTACGTCCCGTTGCAAGAATTCGTTAGGGAAACAAATGCACGACGCCAATAAGTACGCTGATTCCAAAGAAGTAAGCCGTGGACCATGCCCGAAGTGTGGCAGCAGTAACAACCTTGTGTTGTTTGATGACGGTCACTCCCATTGTTTCGGAGCCTCGTGTGATCACTGGGAACCCGGCGACGGAAACGTAGTCAGTCTTCCCCAGCCAAAGACCTCTCTCAATCTCGTTCAGGGAGAGTATCAGGCGCTGGGTAAGAGAGGGATCACCGAAGACATTTGTAAGCGCTATGGCTACCAAGTTGGTAAGATCAACGGCAAGACTGTCCATATCGCCAACTACCGTAAAGACGGTGGTCAGATCGTCGGTCAGAAGATCCGCACTCCGGACAAGCAGTTCTCTATTCGCGGGTCACTTCGGGAAGCTGGTTTCTTTGGTCAACACCTCTTCGGCCAAGGTGGCAAGATGGTCACCGTTGTTGAAGGCGAGATCGATTGTCTTTCGATGGCTCAGGTCATGGGTAATGGTAAGTGGCCTGTGGTCTCCATACCTAACGGCGCTCAAAGTGCAGCCAAGATCTTTGCTCAACAGTCCGAGTGGCTGGAGACATTCGAGAAGGTGGTTATTGCCTTCGACATGGATGAAGCTGGTCAATCGTCAGCTAAAGAGGCTGCGGAAAAGCTGGCTCCCGGCAAGGCGTACATTGCATCCCTCCCAGCGAAGGACGCAAACGAGGCTATGTTGGCAGGTAAAGCCAAGGAACTGGTTGACAGCATCTGGCAAGCCAAAGCCTACCGACCTGACGGTATTTTGAATGCCAAAGATCTGTGGACCGAAGTGTCCAAGGTCCAGCTTCACGATGCTGTCGATTACCCTTGGCCCAAGCTGAACGAAATGACCCACGGCCTCCGAAAGGGGGAGATGGTTTGTTTCACCTCAGGCTCGGGCATGGGTAAGTCCTCCGTGATCCGAGAGATCATGTACGACCTTCTCATCAATCAGGAGATGACCGTTGGTGCGTTGATGCTTGAAGAGTCCACCACCCGGACAGCCAAAGGCATCATGGGCCTCCACCTGAATGCTCCGATCCATATTCCGGATTATCAGGTCGGTGACGAGGATCTCAAGGAGGCCTTCGATGCTACGTGCGGCACTGGTCGGTTGTTTCTATATGACCACTGGGGTTCGCAAGACATCGACGCTCTGATTGCCAAGATCCGCTACCTCGCTGTGTCCTGTGAGTGTGACTACATCATCCTCGATCACGTCAGCATAGTCGTCAGTGGCCTTGGTGAGGGAGACGAGCGCAGACTTATCGATAACCTTGCCACGAAGCTTCGGTCACTGGTGGAGAACACAGGCATCGGCCTGATCGTGATCTCACACCTCAAGCGACCTGAAGGCACTCCACACGAGGAAGGCGCTCAGACACGTCTGGGACAACTCCGTGGGTCCGCAGGTCTCGGACAGGTCTGTGACATGGTTATTGGTTTGGAACGCAATCAGCAGAACGAAGAGACCAAGCATCTTACGACCATCAGGGTCTTGAAGAACAGGTTCTCAGGTGACTGTGGGGTCGCTGGTCAACTCCAGTACGACAAGACCACCGGGCGTCTCTCAGCCGCGTCCGAAGCTAATGATCCATATAGCAACCCAAACTCTCAAAATTCAGCGTGGCCTGATGACCACAACGATTTCTAAGGAAACAACAATGTCCAATGTTCCATCGGCTCGCGAGATCATCGAAGATCTGGTCCGCGAGAATGCCGAACTGCGTGAAGCTTTAGCCAACGCAGACGAAGCTCTCGAAGAGCTGTGCGAAGAAGCTAATCACCTCGAAGATATTCTAACACGTAAGCAGGACGAACTGGACTTCCAGTCAGAGCAGCTTGCAGAACTCTTAGCCTCTAGTGGTGACAAGGCTCAGGAGCCAGACTTCGAATATTGGGGCATCCCTGTCGATGCCTACATGAAAGCTGAGACCATCATCTCAGACGACACCATCATCCGAGATACCATCGGACTCATGCAAAAATGCCGCGATCTGACAGAGTTCAAGATCCGTGCTGACATTGTTATCAGGGACGGTTTGCCTATTCGTTTGGCCTATTAGTCCCACAAACGCGACAATCCCATTGAGGAGCCACGCATATGCCCAAGTACATCTACGACATCGAGACGAACGGTCTGCTCGACAAACTCGATACTGTCCACTGTATCACTGCGATTAACCTTGATACTGGAGAGCGCCTAGCCGCTCGCCCAGCGCAGTGTGAAGATCTGGCCCGTGAGCTTTACGAAAGTGACGGGCTGATCGGTCACAACATCTGGAACTTCGACAACCGTGCGTTAGCGAGGGTCTATGATTGGTGGGATCGTGTAGATGACCGCCGAGACTTTGACACCATGATCGATACTCGCCTCATCTGGCCTACTCTGTGGGACGATGACGAGCGACAGATCAGTAAAGGCTCCGAGTTCCCAAAAGAACTCCGGGGTCGTCACAGTCTCAAGGCATGGGGTATGCGGCTTGGCGTCCTCAAGGATGACTACGAGGGAGATTGGTCTCAGTTCAATGAGTCCATGTTCGCCTACGCCCAGCAAGATGTCGAGGTGACACTCGCCTTGTGGGAGTGGATCGAGAAACAGGAGTATTCTCCAGTCGCTCGACAGCTCGAACAGGACGTTGCACGGATCATGTCTCGGCAGGAAGCGACGGGCTTCCCCTTTGATGTTGAAGCAGCCGAGAGTCTCCTTCGTAGTCTCCAAACCCGTCAGGCAGAGATCCATTCGGAACTCTCAGAAGCCTTCCCACCTTGGGAGATCAAGACGCCCTTCATTCCAAAGGTCAACAACAAGACCCGTGGATACGTGAAGGGCGAACTGACCTACAAGACCAAGGAGATCGTCTTTAACCCAGCGTCCCGGGACCATATTGCTGATCGTTTGATCACTAAGCATGGATGGAAACCCGATGAACTTACGGACGGTGGAAAGCCCAAGGTCGATGAGACTGTATTGAGCGGCCTTCCATACCCTGAAGCCAAACTACTAGCCGAGAACTTCACAATCGAGAAGCGGCTAGGACAACTGGCACAGGGTAGCCAAGGCTGGCTCAAGAAAGTCAAGAACGGAAGAATCCACGGTCGCGTCACTACTAACGGCGCAGTCACGGGTCGAGCCACGCATCAATCTCCGAATCTGGCCCAGACGCCGGGAGTTAATGCTCCATATGGCAGAGAATGTCGAAGTCTGTTCACAGCCCCTAAGGGACGTGTGCTGCTTGGCTTTGATGCCTCGGGCTTAGAACTTCGGTGCCTTGCTCACTACATGGCTCGATATGACAATGGTGCCTATGGAGATGAGATCCTTAACGGTGACATCCACACAGCCAACCAGAAAGCTGCGGGTCTAGAGACAAGGAGCCAAGCAAAGACCTTTATCTACGCTTGGCTTTTCGGAGCTGGTAACGCGAAGATCGGATCTATCGTGGGCGGTAACGAGAACAAAGGCGCTTACCTCAAGGCCAAGTTTCTCAAGGCAGTCCCAGCGATCAAAGACCTATCCAACTCCGTCAAGACGAAGGCTGTTGCAGGTTTTCTCTACGGACTAGACCGTCGAAAGATCCACGTTCGCAGCGCACACGCAGCCCTCAATACCCTGCTGCAAGGGGCCGGGGCAGCTATTTGCAAAAAGATGATTGTCGAGATGGATCGCCTTTTCAAAAGCCGCAGTCTCGACGTTCAGTGGCACGCTTGGGTCCATGACGAAGTTCAACTGTCCTGTCCTCCTGAGATAGCCGAAGAGGTCGGACAGACCTGCATCGATGCAATCAAGAAAACCGAGAAGTTCTTCAACTTTAGAATACCCCTCGATGGAGAGTTCAATGTCGGACGGAACTGGGCCGAGACCCACTAAGCGTAATCCTGTCGCACTGAAACTTCGGTCACCGATGTTCCAGCAGCGGCGCAACAAGAACCTCAAGAAATACAGCCGGAAAGGAAGGAAGCCGACATGACGACAGTCAGTTGTCTTAACTGTAAGTACCTCACGCAAAGATCCTTCGGACTTCAGTGT